GGATAATTTGGTTCTGCCTAAATACATACCCAATCTCACCAGATGTAATGTGTACTATTTCACCACCAGCTCCTGGAAGATCTTGTAGATCTGCTTGTTTACCAGACCATACACCAATATCATTGATACCTGACCATTGTATTCTATTCTGGTTTGAGCTTTGATTACCAGTAACTAAGAAATCTCTAACAACACCTGATACTTTAAAGTTTGGTGTAGTACCTGCAGTATTAATTGCACTAAGATTTGCAAAGTTTGTAGATGTTCCCATTAGATAATATTGAGGTAGATCTACTCCATTACTAGCTATGATATAATTACCAAACTGAGTAAATGTCCAAAAATCTGTGTTAGTTCCTGTTAAGGATCCTTTTCTAGATGTAAATGTTCCACCATCTAATTGATATATATCTGTGTTCTTAGCAACAAAGTTATATACGTTACCTGCATTATCTCTAAAAGATCCTGCACCTCTACTATCTGCACCTATATCATTTGAAGAATAATTAACTAAAGATGGAAATCTCTTATATGAATTAAGAGCATAATAAACATTAGTTGCTACGTTAGCTCCTGGATTCAAGTGTTCAGGTTGATCAGGTAGCCATTCTCCAAAAGGTATTTGCATTATCTATTCCTATAAAATGATAAATCTGTTTGAACATCTGTTCTTTGTTGAACAGGTGCACCACCATAGGTGTCTTGTCTGTCGTTATTCTCACATCTTTCAAGAGCTGATGAATACATACCTAACCAGTTTTGTAATTGATTAGGTTCTATTCCACCAAGAAAGTTTGCTGCATGATATAAAGATCCATACAAATATATTGCAGGATGTTTATCTAATATATAATTTGATGTATTAGAATCACTAAGAGGTGATATAGCTTTATAGTATGATAACTTACCAGTATAACTAATATCAGGGCTAGGACCGAATCTGAATTTTTCCACTTCATCATCACTCTCCAATGTATATGCTCTTGGTCTACCAGTTCTTGATCCACCTTTTATTTCAAACATATTATGTGGTGTAATATATTCTAATGGATATTTAGTAGATGATTGTAATATATAAAATGATCTTACAGCAAGAAATCCTGTAGGTACTGTTACTTGTTCAGCATTAATAGTAACATCATCTTGCTGTTCCATTTGTCTAATTCTTAATTTTGCATTGAAATCAGCTTCTGTAAGTTTAATAAAGTCATCTTGTATTTCTGTTGTTAAATCAGATCTATTTAAGAAGTTAGCAATAGATGCTTTTAATTGTGAATATGTTGATAATGCCATTATAAATTTCCTGACGCTGTTCTAAAATATCTAAACTCATTACTATTAAGTTTAGTTCTCATAATTTTTCTTTGTGTTTCTTTTGGTAAAGCAAACCAGTTATTGCTACCATTGTATTCTTTAGCCCAGATCTGTAGAACTAATGGAGGAACACTAGCTACTCTTTTCATTTCTCTAGCTTTTGATAAAAAACCATCATTATGATTGTAAAGTGCTTTGTTTCTTTTTAACAAAGGATTTACATTCTGTTCATTGTTGATAGTTAGTTTACCATCAGACTCTTGTATATATCGAGTCTTTATTCCACCTTCGTATTCTACAGATCTAACTTTTCCCATTACTCAGATAATTCAGTTACATATAAATTAACAGATCCAATTACTGCAACTTTTTCACCTTCAGATACTTTGAAATATTCTGTATCTTTTGAAGGTACAAATATTTTTGAAGTAGTAGCAGTTGGGGATGTTCCGAACTCAATATGGCAATCTGCATCTGCACAGATTCTAACATACTCAATGTTAGCTCCAAATGCACTTGATGCTGCAGAAGTACCAGATGAGGTAACTTTTTGTGTTGTAACAGGTCTCATTCCAAAATGTGCCATGTTACTCCTTATCTTCTGATTACAAATGTAATAATAGCTTCACAAGCAGTTGCTGATGCACCATCAGTAATCATTTCGATAGCGTCACCTTCTTCTACAGAATTAGCTGCAGTAGGTTCAGATGAATCTACATCACCTGCTGCTGAACCAGATTGAGTTACTGTAATACCACCATTAGTGATAGCAGTTCCACCTAATTCAAAAGATAAACCTGCATCTGCTGTTGTAATTGCATTCTTGATACATGAAAAGATTTTAATAATTCTTCCACCATCAGGTACTGCAACAAAAGTTGATCCTGCTGTTGATATGTCTGTGATTTTTGCTGTTAAAAAATAATCGTTTAAAGTTCTCATTAATATTCCTTAATTGTTCCGATCCTAACCTTCTCTCAGATCTTCAATTGTTTAGAATCTGCTGGGGGAGCAGATTTATAGGTTACTCCCCCAAACAGTTATTATTATTATGAAGTAGTTAAGTCTGCAACTAAGCCTGATGCACCTTCATTTCTAGACTCTAGAGTAGCTTCTACTAAAAGCTGTCTCTTTTCAGAGTCACCAGTTTTTGAAAGTTCATGCATAGTGAAGTCTCTTAAGAACGCTATACCCCAGTAGTTCATGTCTAGTACATAAGCGTCTCTATCTCTAGAGAATCTGTTAGGTACTACTTGCAATTGACCGAAGTCAGATGCGTATACATCAACTGAAGTGTATAAAGTAGCGTCTGCACCTGCATCAAATCTAGTACTGTTACCAGTAAAACCAGATAATTTTTGTTTGTTGAATGGGCCGACCATAACCATTGAAGGGTCGCCACCAGCATTCCAAACATTTTTGATTACAGTTTTAAGAGATGCTTCTGTGAAAGCTCTTTGAGTTCCATCAGTTCTAGCTGTGTTACCAGCAGATCCTGAAGCTCCACCTGCACCGAAATCATCATTAGATGCAACCCATGCACCTAAAGATCCTAATTTTCTAGCAGTTGATGCATCACCAGTAACTTCTGCTTGGTTACCAGTAATAGTTGCTTCCATGTCTCTTTTTAACTCTTTAGCTTTTTTAGCGATTTGGTAAGCTAATTCAGATGCTCTACCTGCTTTGTCTACAGCTTCTTGAGTTCCTGTGATTACAACAGTTTTGTCCATAATCTGAGAACTGTTTGAAAGTCTAGTAGTTGCAGTTACTGCGTCTAAAGTTGCTTCATCACCTTCGATAACAGCATTTGAAGTTGATGCTGCTGCTAAAGCGTCAGTTTGCCATTCGTGTAAAACTGCAGTAGCTTTTGTTTTAGCTGCTGAGCTGATGAATGGCGTATCTGTTGGAGAGATACTATAGATAACGTCTGAAAGATCTTCTCTTTCACCGACTGAATCGTAAGTATCAAATGTATTTGTTGGTTGTGCCATTTGTTATTTCCTTTGTTGAGATTTAAGATTAATAATATCAAGCAACGCAGATTGGGCATCTCCAAGATTTCCTGTCTTACGTAACTTGCTTATTTTATTTCTTATATTTTCTCGACCAGAACTTGTATTCGATTTGGCAACACCTGATTTAACAACCTTTGGTGCATTAGCTACTTTTTTCTGAACTATAGGTTTTTTATCTTTTAAAGATTTATAGCTCATAGCATCTTTTGCGACCATTAAAAATCTGTAATCTGCAAGTGATCCAATCTCTTGATCATTAAATCCATAATCTCGTAATGTATTACGCATATTAAGTTTAAACGTATCAGCTTTATTTGGATCAGCAAACTCAGGAATCTTTGTAGCTGCTAATTCTTTTTGCGTTGCAAGAAAGTCATCATACTGTTTTTGTTGAGCTTCTCTAGCTTTAGCTTTCATTTCTTCAATCGTTTCTGATTGTTGACGTAATTGAAAATCTAATCTAGCAGCTGCAGCAGGATCTTCTTCATATAATCTTTGAAGATCTTGACCACCTTGCTGTTGTCTGACAAACGCATCAGCAGTTGCTATTGTATCATTTAGTTCTGCAAGTCTTGAATCATAAGATTGACGCAAACTATTCTTTTGTGTTTCGAGATCTTTTCTCTCTAAACTTAAAGTATGAGTTTTTTGTCTATAATCTGAGTCTCTAGAATAACCAGCTTTCAGTTCATCAAGGCTAACCTCTATCTCTTGACCATTGACTTTTAATCGGTGGAGATTTGGTTCCTCTAATTCTGTTTGTGTTTCTTCTGTGACCTCAGTATTTTCAGTTTCCTGTTCTGGAGCTGTTTCAGACTCTACTTGGCTCTCTTGAACTTCCTGTGTCTCAGGTTTGGATTCTGAAGGTTCTGCTTTAGTTTCAGTTTCTTGTTGATCTTTTGGATTCAATAATCCTGAAATTTTCTCAGCAGCACCATCTATGTTTTGTGCTTCCGACATATCGTTCCTTTCATGGTTGACGAATTTGACGTTGCGTTAGCTTAACGTCTTTTATTTAATTGATCTAACTCTTGTTGAGTTAGTTTTCCACTTGCCATGATACTTTGTAAATGACCTCTGATTTTGTCTACAAGATTGTAGGCTACCCAAAGATATGTACGTTTATCATCTTCAGTGAATTTTGTATTAAAGATTTCCTGTTTATATATTTCTAGGAGATCTTCAAATGCTGTTTTTAGCAGGGGATCGTTCAGTAGCTGTTCTGCTCTCTTGCCCTGCCTTATCTGTGTTTCCTTGTTCATTAAAGAATTGTCCTTGACCTTTTATAATTTCTTTCATTAATTCACCAGATTTATTTAGATCAGCTTGTTCTAACATTGATCTACGTTTTAATTCTAGTTCATCAATTTTAGTTCCGTATTTTAACTCAAGATCTTTAATTTTCAACTCAAAATCTAATAATTCTTTTCTCATCTGAGATTCGATACGTTTCATTTCTACATTGTTCTTCATTACAGCTCTTTGGTTTTCACCTTGAACTTGAGCTAATGTAACTTTCTCGAACTCAGTTGGTGGTTTAGGTGGAAGTGGTGGCATTTGTGCTGCACCTACTTCTGGATCCATAAAGAATGGTTCAATACTATTTAGACCTGCATTTTCTACTAGTTTCTTTAATGAATTATATACGTTTCTTAAATTAACCATAGGGCCATAAACATTTTGTTGTAAGTTTATAGCCTGCATTTGTTTTTCTAAAATAGCATTAATTAGGATTAGCTGTTGTTCTTTTGATCCAGTACCTAATCCTACTCTAACAGTAACATTTACTCTATCCTTCCATTCGTATGGTCGCATAGGTATATATTTACCTCTAATTCTAACAATCTTTTCTTTTTGTTGGTATTTACAAATAAGTTCAAATAATTTTAAACCTAAATCTCTAACACCTGTTTCTGCAAATATTCTAGCAATCAACTCCATTCTCATTTGAGATTGAGTTAATACTTGGTTCATACCAGTTGCTGTCTTATTATTTAATGAATCTGAATTTAAACCTTGTGCAGTTTTAGTTACACCAGTTCTAGATTCTTTTACAGCATCTAAGTAACCTAACATACCACTAGCTTGTTCTGTAATTGGTTGAGCCTGAATAGGCATCATTACATTTTGTGGTGGTTGTTTAGTTCTTACAATTCCTCCAGGTCTATTAGTTAGGAGATCATCCATAGCTACTTGACCATCTTGGATTGCAACTCTATTGTTATTAGTTAGATACATGTTATCTAACATTTGTCTCATAACAGTAGATTTAATTAATTGTATATCTTCTACTAGTTCTGCAATAGATCTACCATGAAATCTGTGAGGCATAATAACTGGTGTCATAGATATAAAAGGCATATTATCTACTTCTTCAATATCTAAAAGTTTTGTAGCTTCACCAGCTGTTGTAACTTTTAATAACTCAGCTACACCATCTTCATCTGCATCCATTCTAATATATGATTCATGGATCAATACATCTTGTGTAGATTCATCACCATCTGTTTGACCATGAGAAAAATCTACGTTTTGATGTCTTACAAATTTATCTTCTGTATAATAATCAGTATCACCAGTTGGTAAAGATGCAACTAGATCTGCATCATATCCCATTTCAATTAATTCTGATTTAGTCTTTTGTGTTCTATGACAAACAAAGTTTGCACTATCAATAGACTTACATCTTCTTTCAATTAAAAATTCTTCAGGTGGTACAGGTTCAATTCTAACTTGACCATATAATTTTGTTCTATGAATAACTACATCATGTAGTTTAATTTTATCAATCTCTTTACCTCTATCATCTGTGATAGATTCTTCGTATTCAGAATGTGCTGTAACTTTTACTTCAGCATTTTCTACAAGATCATTAAACTCATCATCAGTTAATCTTGTATATTCTTCTCTTTCTGTTTTTTGTGAGTTATCCCAGAATACTTTTAAGATACCATTCTTTTGTATCAATGCATCTTTGAATGCAGAATATAAAGCTAAGAATCCATTGTTTTGTTTATAGAAGATGTAGTTTAAATAATCTGAACATTGTCTAGCCATTTCTTCATCTTCAGGGCCAACACCTTCACATTCAAATACATTATCACCTGCAGTAAATATCTTCATTAAAGAAGGCATTAAACTTTCTACTGTGTCCAGGACATCATTTGAAACAACTTGAGAACGCCCTTCTTGTTCATTACCAAGAGGCATTCCTAAATAATATTCTAATGATTTTTTTCTTCTTGCTACAAGCTCACCACCAATATAACCTGATGCTTGATGTATTTCACTTGATAATACTCTTAATATTTCTTCTTTTGATTTCATACTACATATTTTGTATCTACATTAATTGGTGCATCCCAGTCTGTTGTGTCTATTGGTTCTGCAACACATCCATACCTGAAGCTATCTGCTGCGTGTGAACACCAGTTATGTAGAGGTTTGTTTTTAAATACTTGGTTCTTTTCATCCCATTGTTTTCTGTATTGACGTAATGCATCTAATCCTACTTTACACTTCTCTCTATCAAAATAACAAAACGGTAATGCATTTCTAACAGATTCAATTCCATGATCAACTTCTAGTTTTGGAGCTATATCAAAATTTATACCAAGTTCATTTGCAACTTCAAGTCTTGATTTACCAGTTCCAAGTTCTCTAGCCATTATATCATGAGGAGCAATATGAGATGTATAAGAATAATTTTTTTCATTCAATACATCTGCATAGTGAGCTAAAGATTCACCAGAAGTTTCATAATAATCAACTAGATGTATCTCTTGCCCTACTCGTTGTGCAAACCATATTGCAGTCGAGTCACCTATTCCCAAATCCCACCATGTTTCAACACCTACGTTGTCATCAATAGGCACGTTGCCGATTCTACCATCCTTCTCGGCTTTAGTTATTAATCGACCATAATAACTACCAGACACAGCTGCAGTAAATGAACATTCAAACTCCTGTTCATATTGTTCAGGTGTCATGATTGAACGTGCCTGTTCCAGCTCCTCAACTGGAATTACTTTTGTATCTGATGCTCGATATAATTTTCCATACCAATCATCATGACCTCTTAAAGCATAATCATATACTTCCCAAAACTGGTTATGCCCCATAGGTGTACCAATAAAAAGGACCCATCCTAATTTATCAGCTACAGCAGGTCTAACAATTTCTGTCCATACTCTTGGAGCCATAATAGCATACTCATCAAGTACAACTGCATCAAATCCCAACCCCCTGATAGAATCTGGGTTGTCTGCTCCAAATATTTGTATACGAGATCCATTAAATAAATCTATCCTTAGTTCTGATTCATTTCTAGTTCCACCTATTTTTAATAGTGGTTGTGTATAAAATTTTAAATATTCCCAAGCAATTGACTTACCTTGTCTATATGTAGGTGCTATGAATGCACATAATGATCTAGGCTTGTCAGCTGCTGTTTTAATTAATTCATTAATTGATAAAACTGATTTACCAAATCGTCTATGACAAACTAAAACGCTAAATCTTTTTCTGCTTTTGTGAACTTCTAATTGATATTCTCTAGGTCTATAGGGTACTTCAACTATCTTTATTTTCTTTTTCCCATTGGACTTTGACTTGGACTGGTTCATCTATACTCATTTTTGTGTTTGATGATGTAAGTCTTGCATGAACATATGGTGCAGCTTTTTCTGCTGCATACATTTTTCTTTCAGGACTACTTGCAGGATTGTTTAACACAGAAAGCAAATAATCCAAAGGAGAATGATTATATTTTTCTGCCATCTCCTCCATAGATTTCCACAGCTTTTTAGACTT